AAGCGTATCAAAGGTAGCAAGATTTTATAAAGGATTTCCTTCTTTAGCAAAGAATCCTAAATTTGCAGAAGCATCACCATTCTCTGTTTTAGATGTTGGTCTTTCTGCCTACGGATTTGGTACAGGTAACGCATTGCTTTCTTTACCAGCAGTTTTAAAAATGTTTTCAGGTCGCTCTCTTATGAAGCCTAATATACAAAAAGGTATTGTAAACTCAACAATTACAAAACCTAAACCTAAAGGTATTAGAAGTTTATTGCAAGTTCCAAATGCAGGATTACCTAGACCAAGTAATGTTACATTAGGTAGTGCAGGATTAGCTTCTTTATTAGCTCCATTAGATAAAGGAAATCAATAATGCCTGATATTAACCCAGAAGAATTTGGAAGAATGAAAGAGCAGATAGAGCATCTACAGAAAAGCCAAGATGAACTTTCAAAAGATATGAAAGCAATGTTAGCACTAGCTAATCAAGGTAAAGGTGGTTTCTGGGCAGGTATGGCTATTGCTGCATTTATATCATCATTAGTTACTATCGTTTTTAAACAATGGATAAACTAATGGAGTCTTTAAAAAAATTATTTGGCAGACCTGTGATTATTACACTTGCTGTACTTGCAGCACTACCTATTACACCTATTGCACTTTGTTTACTATATGGATGGATTGAATCATGATACAAGCATTATTACCATTAATTGGAAATGTTTTAGATAGGGTTGTTCCTGACAAAAACGCTAATCAAAAAGCAAAAAGAGAAATAGAAAAATCTCTTGTAAAAAATGCTAATGAATTGTTATTGGCACAAACAGAAATTAATAAAGTAGAAGCTGCACATAGGTCATTGTTTGTTTCTGGATGGCGACCCATGATAGGTTGGTCATGTGCCATAGGTGTGTTTTGGCTTTTTGTTGGACATCCTTTTGCAGTTTACCTAGATGGATTAGATGGTGTAACAACTCCTATCCCTACTATTGATAATGAGATTTTATTAGAATTAACTTTCGCACTTTTAGGAATGTCTGGATTGCGTACCTATGAGAAGCTAAAAGGCATTGCTACATGACATGGGCATCACCAAATTTTAGTTTAGATGAATTAACCTTTAGCGAGACAGCAACAAGAAAGGGTATAGACAATACACCTAATGATAATGTGTTAGACAATCTATACAAAACAGCAATGGAGATGGAAAATGTTAGAGAACTACTTAATAATAATCCTATACTTGTTAGCAGTGGCTATCGTTGTTTGGCTCTTAATGAACTACTGGGTTCTAAACCAACTTCGGCACACACTAGAGGACTGGCTGTTGACTTTACTTGCCCGAAGTTCGGTGACCCTGATGACATTGTGGATGCTATTTTTAGGTCTGATATTTTGTATGACCAGATTATTTTGGAGTTTGATAAATGGGTTCATATCGCTTTTCCAGAGAATGGAAAAAGTGCTAGAAAAAAAGCGTTAATCATTAATAAAAAAGGAACAATGATTTATTCACAATAATGGATATATTGCTTATAGCTCAACACATGATGGACAAAACGATAGATGATGTTGATATTGTTTATGGTGAAAATACAATGACTATATTTTTAAGTGATGGCTCTAATGTTGAAATGATTGTTGATTCTATACACCTTAATCATACTGAATATGATTCTTAAATTCTTTCATTAAAGATTGGCTAAAGACATAATCTTTTCTATTTTCTCTTTTAACAACATCACACAAATTTTTTTCTTTCATTTCAGTTATATCTTTTTTAGATAGCCACCCTATTACTGCCATCTGTGTTTCATTTTTATTTATTTGAGCGTATATATAAGTATCAAATTTTTCATCTTGAATCCACATACTATCACTAAAGGTAGTTTTTAAATCTACCTTCTTACCTTTAATTATAAAGTCAGGACTATCCCATCCTTTTTTTGTAAAACATATCCACTCATATTCTATACCAATAGCTTTTAAGTATTCATTAAAAATTAATTCTCCAAGATACCCTATATAATTTGTTTTGCATTTAAATTTATTGTGAGTTTTTTGTAAATCAAACTTTTCTTGTTCACGCTTTGCAATATCAACTTGTTCAGGATTAATTCTTAATACAACATTAGGCATATATTCTTTTTCCTACAATAGTTAATAAATTATCTACTGCTAATCCTAAATCTCTCTCATAATACATAGGTTTTTTACCACCAAGAAACCGATAGTTAATAGCAGTTCTTTGTGCTTTAGGAAGTCCATCTATAACTGCATCAACAATCTTAATGTTTTCCATATCGGATTTAGATACCATATCTTCAAATACTTCTGATGTAGACTCACCACCTGTTGAGAAATAAGATGACTTGCTAGGATAACCAAGTCTATGGCTATCTCTTTTCATCCATCTCGCCCAATCATCCAGTATATCCATGAGCCGAGCTATCCTCATTTCTTGCTTAATCTACCCAGTATTGTTCCCCAGTTACTTGCTCTCCTTGTCTGCTGTGGAGTTAATGCTTTAGGCATTGAAAACCCATAATCTTTACTCAATCTATCTAATGCTCCTGCATGAACACCTGCATAATCTGCTACCCTTTTTCTACTAGCATCAGGATTCTTTGCTATAAATTCTTTAGCTCTCATAGCAAACTCTTTGTATTTTTCTTGTGTATATTGTGCCATATGTTTCCTATGTAAAAATGTTGTCAATTACTATTGCTAATATCAAAACTAAAATTATTATTGCCATTACCATATTAATCTCCTTAACTAATATCTACTTCTCTGCATACCCATTTGTTATTCTTCTTATGCCACCCTTGAACAAGTAGCACCCAATTAGCATTTCTTAAATGATGGATAGCATCACTATCTTCCATTTTTTTTACCCTTGCACTAATGTTACTGTAGCTAGTGACTTGGATTCCTACTGTGTTGCCCTTACTGTCTATTGCTAGTAAGTCTATAATGCCAAACAAGTCTTGTCTTATTTTGGCAAATGCGTTCCATCTTTCTACAATAGCAACTAAAGGATAGTCTCCACTATCTCGTAGTTTCTTCAGAGTCCTCTGTGTTGGACTTATCGCCATCCTCATTCTCCTTTCTAGCTACATTGCCCTTAAATATTCTGTTCCATGCTTCTTCTAATTCTTCATCACTTATATCTTGCTTTCTTCTACCACTGCCTTTACTCATCACAATCTCTCCTTACTTTACATACTTCATGTTTATCATAATATCTTACGCTATTGTTTTTCATGTCTATGTTTTTAATTTGCGTTCCTTCTGGCAAATAAATATATTCTTTTTGCAAACACTTGTATTCCATTTCAACTTTGTTTGGGTCTGGATAATGTAAGTCTACATATAAGACAGCTTCTTGACAGCTATTAAACGACCCTACATATTGCCAATCGGTTAAAGGTTCTGGTGCTAAATTAATTACCATTACAAATGCAAACTCAATCATGATTTACTCCTTAAAGTTTCCTTTAGTTATAATCTTTCCTGTTAGTTCGTGTGCAATATTAAAATCTTTTTTGTTATAAGTCATTATAAATTTATACCCATCATATATAAAATGATGTTCTTTCCATTCATCTTTATTTTTTTTCAGTGCTTTTTTCCCCTTTACCATCTTTTTCACTCCAATATATATTTAGTATAGTCTCACATTTTGGGCAACTATACTGACTCCATATTAAATATTGACTATTATCTTCGTCATCATTATCCCAATCATTTCCCCATATCATTTCTACATCTTTACATTTAGGACAACTGATATTCATTTCTTTTCCTTACAAAAACCTTTAGCATTAAACTCTCCAATATCTGACTTAACACTACACCACCACTTACTGTCAAAATATATTTTTGCACTTTTCTTACAAACATTACATTTAGGATTATTTATTTTTATCGGCTTTACAAATGCCATGATTTTCCTTTATGTCATACCAATTAAAATAGCAATACCATTTCTTGTCACTATCCATAAACATAGCATCACGACCACATTTATGACAAACAAATTTCTCTCCGTAAACTTCTTTAGTCCTCGTCATGTAACTCGTCATCTATCCATTTATCTTGATTTACTTTAGCTTCTAATACAGCTATATCTTTCTGATGAACCTTAATCATTTGCTCAAGATACCATATTGCTTTTTTACAGTCATCTATTTTGTCAGTAATTTTATCTGATTTTAAACCCTCTCTGCTAATATACTTGAGAGCATTACCTTTTATGTAGCCATAAAATTCTTCCTTGCTCATCTTGGCTTCCATATATTCTATTGTCTCTATCCCACCTTTTTTGTAATGGTCAGGATTTATATTATCTTCCATTTATATCTCCAAATTAAAATAAAAAAGGGGAGTTTCCCCCCCAATCTTACCCCTAGTTAATAACATATAGAGCCTTGTCCTGTTGGCTGACAAACTGTTAATTCATCACTGCCATAAACAAATGTTGGCTCATCACTTGATACTTGTGCTTCTACCTGAACATCTCCTGAACTATCAATAAATATATAAGTAGGTTCTGATGATTCAATAATAGTTAATGAACCATCACTTTCCCATACACTATCTGCTAGAACAGGTAAGTTAAACATAATTCCTATCAATAAATATTTCATATTAGAACGGAACATCTGAAGCCATGTCATCAAAAGATTTAGGTGCTACAGTTTCTTTAGGTGCATTGCTGTTATCAGGAACATATGGTTCTTGCATTTGCCCACTCATATATGTTGTTCCAGATTTAGACTCTCTTACCCATGCACTCAAGGACATTTCCTTACCACCTTCTAAAGTAATTGTTCCTGTATAGTCAGGTTGTGAATCTTTAGTTTTGTTATTTTTAAATAACGCAAATCTGTTTGTGTTGTCATACTGTTCAGCCATGTTGATTCTCCTTTATGGTTTTAATTTTATATTCTACTTCTTGCACGAATGTGCTTACTTCTTCTTCCAAACGAGCTATTAACTCATTATCTCTTGGCACTCTCTTGATAAATAATTTTAAGTCATCAGGAAAGTCAGGGTGATAAGATACAAAATCACACCATTGTTTGCCTGTGCAAGACATTTGCCATTGCATTTGGTGTATGTATCTTTTATGTATTTCTCCTGTTTCTAGTGTTGTGGTATGTGTCATAGGTTGTGGGCATTTAATCTCTATTAATCCATCATCTCCTACCAACCCATCAGGACTAGCACCAGACATATCTATGCTAGGGTGGTCTATCATGCCAACATCTCTTACATCAGTGCCTACTAGCAACTTCCTATGATTAGCATAATAAGTCTTGGCTTCATCTTCATACTCTACACCATGAGCCATAGCGTTATTCATAAATATAGGCACAACCTTACCTGTTAGTCTTTCAGTAACTAACTGCATACGATACTTTGTTTTATAAGTAGACTCTCCTACTTTAGTCTTAATCATAATGTCATGTATCTTACTAGCAGTGACCTTGCCTAGACGAGCCTTAAACCATTCATCAGTCCGTTGTTCCATTACTGACTCTCCTGTAACTTTTTAATAAATGGAGAACATAATTGTCTGTCAGCTTCATTAAGTCCGTTGAAGTATTGTCTTGCCTTGTTAATACCTTGTTCCTTGTGAATGTTCTCTATTCTCTCCAGAACATCTCCCTCTGGCAAATCTTCTCCCTGATAGATATATAAACCAATACCATGTAATGATATAGCTTTCGCTAAACATCTTTGCATAGCTGTGTTGAGTTGCATAGCATTAGGATTTTTAATGGCTTGGTTCTTAAAATCTATAACAGGTAATTGTGCAGTGACATTCTTACCAAACGCTTGGACTGTGCAGAATACCATCATACTGCCATCAGGTAATGTCATAGGGTCTGCATAACCCCATGTTGCTGATTCATCATGTTGCAATAATGTATCTACTGCCCATGCCCATGATAGATAAGTAAACTTACCTTTCTTTTCTGTATATTTGCTAACATCTATCTTTCTTAACTCTGCATATTTACTCATCTGTTTCTCCCAAATATTTGGTCAAGAACCTCTTGTTGATAAGAAAGTTTCTTTAACTGTTCCATCTCCAAATAGTCTTGGTGCATTTCTGCTTGTAATTTATCTTGT